TTATAATATATAACATTGTATCTATGTAAAAACTTAATTGTTGTGCTTCTGCACTTGAATAACTTGACTTTTCATAATCTCCAATTTGATATGGTTTTATTCCAAAAGCACTAGCGATTTGCAATGCAGAATATTTTTTTACATCTATAAATTGGTTATCAGCAAGTTTTATATTAAGTGGTGTTAAAGTAGCACCTAGAGGAATAGGAATTATATTTTTTATTTGTTCATCGCTGTATTTTCCTGTAGCAAATTTTTCAATTCCTTTTGCAAATTCTTTTGCACTTTCATCATTTAAAGAAGATGTGTACTGTACGACTGCTTTTGCTGTAAAACCATTTTCGTACATTTGATTCACTAACTCTTGTGCCTTGTTATTTCCTATAATTGTACTTCTTAATTTATCCCTAACTGACATTCCAGTTATTCCATCAAAAGAGCTTGATGTTTTAAAGTGTAATATTTCTTCTGATCCAAATCTATATGTTCCCGCCGAGCATGTATAAATATAATAAATATCTGGTATATCACTTAATTTTTTAGCGTCATCATACCAAATTTCTACATCTGACGATGGTAATATCCATAAACTTGTTTTTACGTCATTACCCTTTTTCTTAGTATCTATCAAAACATAAGCATTCCCGTAATGGTTTCTATTGTATTCAACAGTAGACCAAAACGTAGTCGCTGTCATATATTTATTAGGTCTTTCGTTTAAAACTCTATATAATGGATGATTCCTACATACTGTTACCCCGTTATTTTCATTATGTTTTAATAATTTTAGCGGTAATTTTCCTAAAGTTTCACTTAATACTTTTAAACAAGCAAAATATGTTGCTTCTGACAATTCGCTTTTATCAGTATCTTGTAAGCCTAAGAAATTTACTAATGCTGCCAACTGGTCATTTTTGGTATTATTTGAAGTTAAGGTCTTAAAAGATTTTTTAACTTTATCTATAATTTTCATTTACTCACCCCCAATTCATCATTTGCAAGTAATTTTTCATTTCCTTGTCAATGTCTACTGGATCTTCCTCTTTTAATTTCATATAAGCTACATGGGCATCTATGCAAGCATCAACTGGATCTATTCTTTTTGTTTTTGCTCTCGGCTCTTTATCAACTTTTATTTCTCCAAAACTATTTGCTACTACTTTAGCATTTGAAAAACTCCAGCTTAAAAGTTCATTTTGTTTGTCATATTCTATTTTTCTTGATTTAATATTTAATTTCATATCTTCTGTTGCATCATTTAAGAATCTTGCAGACTGTGTAATTGATAATAAAGGTACTCCAAATTCTTCTAAATCTGATAAAAAACCATCGGCATTATGAGGATCATATCCTATTGCTTTAAGTTTTAAATCGTATGCTTCTATAATTTCTTTTAAATGATTAATAATAAACTTATAGTCGTTCTTATATTCATTTGCCCCACCAGTTATAGTTATTAATCCGTTTTCTTCCCATAAATCATAAGGTGCAACATCTGTTTCTATGTGTTCTTCTAACCTACCTTTAGGCATAAATGAATGTGAATAAATATAAAATTTTTCACTATCTAGCGGAAACTCTAACGAAATTGTAGTTAAATCCCCACCACTTGATAAATCTATACCAGCATAACAGGCTTTTCCACGCATATTTTCTAAAGTTTTATCTGTTTCGCATTCTTTCCATTTATCTATATCTATAAATTGGTCATCTGTGTTTTTTACCCACATATTTAGGGACTTTACCATAAAGTCCCTTTGTTCATTTCCTCCCATATCTTTAGCAGTTTGCATATCTGTTATTAATACTTTTAATGTATCTTCTTTTGCTGCTAAATAAGGGTTAGCTTTTATTAAATTTTTAGGATCCCATATATCGTCGCCTTTATCTAGTGCGTATATGTCAACAAAAAAGTCTTCTGCAATAGCAATTCCTCGTAAAATATTGCAACAATAATTATCCAATTCATAGCATGGCGTATTAATTTTATCGCCTCTAGTTGTAATTATGCTTATTAATGTTTCTGGAAGTGATTTTGTTCCATTATATAGAGCTTTATATATTTGATTCGTTTTGTGTTGGTGGTATTCGTCTATACTTGCATATATAGCTCTAAATCCATCATCTAAACCACTTTCTTTACTTAATGCCTCTATTGTGCAATGCGTTTCATTAGCAATAATTGTTGATTTATAATCTTTTACTGCAAACATTCCGTCTTTTTCACTTGCAATGTCTTGTCCTGCCAGATCTTCATCACTTTGTATAAATTTTGACATTTCTTCCCATGCAAGTCTTGCTTGACGTTTCTTAGTTGCTGCTGTAAATAATTTTCCGTAATAATAACCGCTAAATCCTGCAATATATGTTCCTCTAATACCATTTTTAAATGTTTTACTATTTTGTCTTGCCATTGATTCGTAAGATCTTCTAAATCTTCTTTTGCCTTTTTCATTATACCAACCAAACAAGCAACCCATATCGAAGATTTGAAATCCTAATAATTGTACTGGCTTTTTTTCAAAACCTTCTCCAATAGTTAAGGTTTCTGCGTACTCTAAAATTCTTTCTGATTTTGCAACATCCCAATAATATGGAAATTCTGCTGTATTCTGTCTTTCTAAATCTTTTAAGTGCCTTTCACAGGCGAGCCTATGTAATTCTCCTGTAAAGACTTCTTTGTTTACAACCTTTCGAGCATATTCTGTTACTCTATCTATCATTACCCCACGAATTTAGCAAATTTATTTTCTTTCGGCTTTTCTGGTGCTTCTGGTACTATTAATCTGCATCTGCTTGTAATAGTTAAACCTAAATCACTAGCACATTGCCTACATTGTTTGAAAGCTCTGTCTTGATTTATTAAATTAGATTCTATTTCACTCGAAAGTAAAACTTGCATTTCCATATTATCTTTATTTTGTTTTGACGACTTCTTTTTAAAAGCTGTGCTTAATGCCTTTGTGAATTTTAAATAGTTATCCTTAGATATTAAATAACGAGCTAGACAGTCTTCGTCTAACTCGGTCATTATTCCTATATCTACAAGTTTTGTTGCAATTTCCATAAACTCGTTTTTTTGTTTCTTACTTAAATAGCTTGGCGGCTTAACATCTTTATAGTCATCTGTATTTACTTCTGTACTTTTTCTTTTTGCTATTTCTTCTTTAGTAAGATGTTTCTTCCCCTTTGCTATAATAAGTTCTATTGGCTCTCTTTGTTTACCATAACCTGCCATAATTCCCACCTCTATTTTTAGCATACGCATTTTCGGATTTTGGTGCTACTGATGAAGCGATTATGGGGAGTTTTTTCTACGAAGACCTCCCCTGCACCGGTTCCCCATAGGGTATCAATACTTTTTTGACCACCCCCTACGAGTAATTGTAACAGCTGTTCGTAAAATTTTTAATTATTTTTCATCATCTTTTTTTGTATTTTTTGTTTTGCTTTTAGTAGTATTCTTTTTTGTTTCTTCTTCTGTTGTTTCCTCCTCGTTGCTTTCTTCCTCTTCAACAGTTTCTTTATCTTCTTTTACTTCTTCTGTTTCAACATTTGTTGCCTCTTCTTTTTCTTCTTCTAATTCTTCTGATTCATTTTCTTTTTGTTTTTCTTCTTCGTTGCTTTCTTCTACTTCGTTTGTTATTTTTTCTTTGTTATCTTCCTCTGTTGTTTCTTGTTTGTTATCTGGTGTTTCCTCTTCTTCAACAGGTATGTATAAATTTCTTTCATTTACTAAATAATTTATTCTTTCTTCTGTTAGTTCTTTATTGTCTTTTGCGTACTCCTCTTCTAATATTGCATCCTTATCTACATGTCTATTTAATACTACATCTGTGTATCCCCTATCTGCTATATGTTTCATTTTAAATCATCCTTTCTTTACTTTGTTATATTATTTATTCTATTTTGTACTAAGCTATCTGGCTTAGTTTGTATAACCTGTGTAGGTTTTAAAGGTCTTACTCTGTAATCCATTAAGTCTAATAAGTTTATTTGTATTGTTGTTTCATTACATATATTAATACCATCTAGCCCATAACTATTTAATAATCTTACTAAATCATTTACAAATAGTTTTGCTTTTTCCGGATTCACATTAACCTCTACAGTAACTACATTATCTTGCTGTTTATTTTCTTGCAGCATATTTATTCCCCCTTTCTTTCTTTTGAAAACGATTATGTCTTTTGTTATGGTGTGCATGGCATAATGCACGTAAGTTATAGTAGTCTAGTCTTCTTTTCCAACCTTCTGGAGTTTCTATAAATTCTAAATGATGTACTTCTTCTGCTAGTTGTATTTCATAAGTAGGATCTTTTTTGTTTTCTTCTATACAGTCTTCACATCTATACGCATACTTCACATCTCCGTATTTATGTTGTAAGTCTTGCAAATATCTTTCCTTTAACTGTAACCATTCCTTACTTTTACGAAACTTAATTAGTTTAGGATCTCGTTTCTTGTCATATCTATAGTTATATTGTTTCTGCCTTTCTTCCATTTCTTTATCTACTTTTGCTTGGCATTCACTACAATATCTATTAGGATATTCAATTATTTTCTTACATTTTGCACACATTTTAACTATCATTTCTTATTATTCCCCTTAGTTTTATTTCGTTTATATATTTATCTAAGTATTTCTTATTATCTGTTTTCCTTGCTATATAATCATTGCATTTTGTTATAGTTATTGCCCCTTTTACAACAGTAACTATATTATTGCTGCATACTTTGTTTATACAGTTAGGACACATTCTACTTTTGTACTCTTTCATTGGCTACTACCTCGCTTTTTCAATAATTAATTTGTGAAGAAACAATATTGTTTTTTATCTATATTTTTACAGGAGGTTTATCTGAAAAACATACTTAATTTATTAAATAGGAGCTTTCTTATGGAATTTCTAAAGAATTGGTATTACATTATTAAAAAACTTCACTAAATTAATTAAAAGCACCAAAAAACGAGCCTTATAAAATAAAGCTCGTTCACTGGCTAAAATAAAAGGGGAATATCCTTTTAGTAGAGAATAGTTATTTTAAACTTTCTCCGATTATAATTATACTACAAAGTAATTTATAGTTTCTACCAAATTTCCGCCAAATTTTTGACCAATTTTTGATTATTTTAAATATTTACGACTTTTAGCATTATTTCTATTGCTGTATCCCTTATATTTTTTAGTTGGTTTATTGTTCTTGTTTCTTTGTAAACTTCAAAATATGTATTTACAACATAATTCCATTTTGGCTCGTTCATATAATAAGTTTTTACTATTAATTTTTGTTCATTATTTAAAGCCCTTAACATTCTATCAACTTTTCCCACTAAATCACGTAATGGCTCTGCTTTTTCTTCATTTCTTGCATTTTCATTCATTAGTTTTATTTTATCAGCTTTATTTATATATGTTAATTTGTCCTTGTATGATAATGCTATATTTTCTGTTGGTTTATTTATTTTATTTGTATTTCCGCTTCGGCATATCTGATATAGCTGGCGAACTCAACGACATTCCTTCTATTACTTCTTCTTCACTTTCTGTATATTTCTTACCATTATATGATAATAATACTTTATTCTTCGCAATTTTATTTTCTAATTCTTCTAACTGGGATTTACTTACTAAATACCCTTTTAACATTTCTTCTATATCGCATTTTTCATACATAACGTTACTCCTTTCATCTTTTGAGATTCTGTAATGTTCTATAGTATCTCATATATGTATAAGGCTCTTTATTGCCTTTTACAATTTCATTTATTGTATTTCGTTGTATTCCTTCACTTTGTAATAATTTTATAAACTTTTTCTTTGTCAATTTCTTATTACTAAAATTTTGAAAAATTAAACTAAAAGATTCTACTATTTTTTTACCCACTTCGCATATTGCATCTACAATTCCTTGTACTGCATTTCCTAATTTGTCAAAAACCTCTATTATAGCTAAATATTCATCTTCTTTTATGCTTATTTTCTTATTATCTGCATCAAATGTAATTTCTGTAATATAACCTGTTTTATATAGGCTCTGTATATCTGCTATTGTCGCATTTTCATAATTAATTTGTTTCATTTTCTATTTCTCCCGCTTCTGGCTCTTTTTTTACTATTACATAGGCAGTATCTGCTGTAAAACCTTCTTTTTCTAAATCCTTAGCGTATTTTTCTATTATAAATACAGGTTGTATAAATATTTCACATTTTTTATTAGCCCATATTTCGTAATTTTCCAGATTCTCGCCATTTCTTACTAATTCTGTTAATGTATTGTTTAATTTTTCATTTATTTTTATTCTTTCCTTGTTTATTTCTCTCAGATAAGCAACTTCTTTAAAATTTTGTTTTTTATTTTTCTTCATTTTCTATTATTTTCCCTTCATAATATTTTTTAACCTCTTCTTTATCTCCTAAAATTAAGGCATTTTCTATATCATTATCAAATATTGCTAATCCTGCTAATTGTTCCGCCATTAAATCTATTATTTTATTCTTTCTTAAATTGTATTCTGACATTTCAACTAATAATTGATTACTTTTATCTATTACTTTTTCATTAAAAGCTAATCGTTTTTTATATTTTATTAATAAAACATCTGCTTTTAAATAAATATCTTGCAATAGTAAATATATTTCCTTTAATTCTTCAATATTTAATTTATCTAAAACACTTTTATTAACTATTTCTATTCTTTCTATATTTTTACAATTTATTGTATTTTTTCTAATAACTTCTTCTAATATGTGCTTTTTGTTTCTTTTTTTATCGTTTTTATTAGATTTTTTAATAATAAACTTCTGTAATTTATTAAAATCTTGATTTTTTATGTATCTATATATTTTTGTAAAAAATTTATTTTTATTTTTCATATACCGTACCTCTCATATTTCCTTTTACTTTGTAGGAAACACTTTCTTACCTCTTCATCTAGCCTTATTTCTTCATTGTCCTTTTTTATGAAATAATATAATTTTTGTCCTCTTGGTTTTCTTTTATAAACTTGATATTCTATATTATCTTTTAGTCTTATATAGTAACCCCAGTCGTCCGGGTGTAAATTTGTTAAAACATATTCTTCAAGTGTTATTTCTTCTATTCTTACCATATTAGAACCACCTAACTTTATTATTAGCAATAAAATAATGAGATTTACAAGGAATATTAAAATTTCCAATGCTAGGATTCAAAGTTGCTATTCCATCTCTTAACAATAAATTCCACCCATTTTCTCCTAAAGGTGTTACTGTTTTTTCTCCACATCCACATGCACACAAATGTACAGCAACTTGACATTCTAAGCATACATATAATATTCCTTCTTCTAATTGGCTTGGTATTCTATTTACTGACTTAACTTTAAATTCTTTAATCCTCATTTGTAGCCCCTTTCATAAGATTATTATTAAATAATTCTTTAGGTAACATAGAATAATCATACATTAATTTATTAGCAGCATTTAACATTTCATTTCTTACTATGACATTTTCTGCATCTAATGATTTTAAAAATGGAATTTCTATATCTATAGTAGTTTTATTTATGTTGTTCATTTTCTTTCGTACTTTTTCTTGCAATTCCATTGGCGGAACCCAATTAAATCCAAAATAATTAAAGAAAACATCGTTTGTATGTGTAAGCCAAAAATATGTTAGCATTTCTTTTATTTTACTAGGTGTATTATGTGCTAATATGTAATTTCTTTCCTTTTCGGTATAATCTTGTAGTTTCCTTGTTTCTTCTATTAGTTCTAGCAATTCTTTTTGTGAATATAGTTTTTTCATAGTTACCATGCTTTTGGCAATAGCCTTATTTTTTATTTCTTCTATATCTGGAGTATGTATATTTATTAATTTATAATATAGTTCTTCCGCTTCTTCATCGTAGAACTGGTTTACTACTTCTATATTACCTTTACAATGTCTAGCAACTGTTAATACACTTATACTTTTTCCGTTTGAAATATCTACACCAATAACTAAATGATCTTCCATATATCATAATTCCTTTCTATATTTTTCAAATCCTCTTAAAATATTATTACATAATTGTTCTTTTTCTTTATATTCTTGTGTCCCCGGTATTCCATCCTGTCCTAACCAAATTCTAGGTTGTTGTTTAAGTGCCTTTTGGTATCTTTCAACTGACTGCTTATATCTAAGTTCTACTGCTAGGCTGTTAGTATTTGCCTTGTAAATTTCTTCTATATCATGATTAGAAAACCATAACAAATCTCTATACATTAGAATAGCCATCTTTAAATCTTCTTTTTCTACTTCTTTACTATTCCTTATGTCATTATAAATTTCGTATAATGTTTTATTACTCATTTTCTGCTCCTTTCAATATTTTTTCTTTCGCTTTATACCAGCTATCATCAATTTTTAATTCACTATTTTTTTCAATATAGTTCATAGCTTTAAATAACAAGCAGTCATTATCTTTTAATTCTCCCATACCGTTGTAAGCCTCTTCTGGTGGATCTATTCTTTTCCCATCTTTATTAATTTTAAAAATTAATATTGGTTGAAATAAACCGCTTCCTATCATACATTTTGGGTATAACATTTGTAATATTATTCGCCATTCTTCATTTGTTACATCACTTATATTTTTATTTACTATTTCTTCTATTTTCTTTTCTGTAAAATCATAATATCTATATCTAACCTTTTCTACTCTGTTTTTATCTTCTTCTTTATAATCTAACATTTTTATTCCCCTTTCTTATTTCTTCTACAGCATTAGTCCAGCATTTAGTACAACCTATACTTTCATAGTTGCAAATATCTTCTTCTTTTTGTTTATCTATTTTTTCTGTTCCAAATACATCTGATGGACACATATTTACGCCACCATCACAAAATATTCTATGGCATCCCGCTTCTGTAGCATGTTCTATTATTATTTTCATAATTTCTTTATATGTAATATCCATTTTAGGATCTTCTGTAAATATTACTTTCTTTTTTCCGGACATATCATATATATTTGACATTCTGCACCTCTTCTTTATTCTATTTCAAATAGTATTTCTGCATAGGTAATTTCATTTGTTTTTTTATCGTAATATTCTCTTATTATCATAAACAGCGACGTTTGATATTTACTTTTAAAACTTATTCTTATTTTTGTTTTTTCACATTTGCTTTTTTTATTTTTTTTATGATAAATTTTAATCATTGGTAGCTCCTTTCTATTGTTTTTTTCTTAACATTTCTTTATTAAAGCACTTTTCACAAATTCCGTAACCTATACCAACTTCATTATGTATTTCATAAGATGTATAACTATCTCCAGCTTTAATTTTTTTACCACAATGAGCACAATTTATTATTTCTTCCATATTATCAGCATATATTTTTACATTCCACTCATTCGGTACACGGTATTTTTCGTATTTATGTCTTTCGTAGTTCCATATTTTTAATAACATAAATATTACACCTTCTTCCAATTTAATATTGACTGTTCTTCCTGCGGATTCCATTGTTGCCATATATTTTGGCTGTACTTTATTAATTTAAAATCTTCATTGTTATATTCTGTTATGCAATATTCTGTGCTAGTAAATTGTTCATTAAATCCATGTAATACTCTTAATATATCTTCTAAAAGATTACCATTACTTTTAATTGGTTTTGCATAAGTCCCCCACGTTTTATTTAATATTTTATCTGTTTCAAAAACTGCACATATATCAAAATTTACTATTCCACTTAGGAAATGTAATGCCTTTTCTGGCTTATAGTCGTTAATATCTAAAAAACAAAAGCCTATGGAGTTTGTTCTTCTTTTTGTTTCTTGGTAGTGGTCTTTCTTATTAATTAATGTTTTTCCGCTTCTATATTGTTCAAACTCATAATTTGACATAAATCTAAATACTTGCATTTCTTACCTCTTTTATTTCTTTATAATTTACACAATTTGATTTTCCATTTATAGTAGTTCTTATGTCGCATAAATCTTTATCATTTAATTTGTTTTCACATTTGCTGCAAACCTCTTCTACATATTTTTTATCATTCATGAATAATCACTCCTATAAAAATTTTACTCTTTCTGGTTTTACTTCTGTTTTAGGTGGCTCTACTATTTCTTTTACCATTCCTAAATCAAATTTTGTAAAACATTCATTATATCCGTATAGCATGTCCTTATATAAAAACATATTTTTGTTTACTTGCTTTACAAATATGTATTCATGATTATTTTTACTAATAATCTTTGGTACTCCCATAATTAATCTCCTTCTGTTTGCATTTGCATTAATTTCCATAATTTTTTATTTTCTATTCCTTCGTCTATATCTAAAGTGTCAAAGGCATTTTCTAAAGCACTTAATCCCATTGTAAATAATTTTCCTTTTTCTTCATCTGCAAATTGATTTACCATATCATACAAAGCATATTTTAATTTTTTAATTTCTTGGTTTTTGTTCTTTTCTACCATTTCATAATGCTTGATTATTTCTTTTAAACTTTCTTTATGTGCTATTTCCGCTTCTCTACATAATGATCTAATTAGTGAATTTTTTAATATATCTTTATCTACTTTTAATTCTTGTTTTATAGCCTTTTTTATTGATCTTAACGGAGAATATTCGTAAATTTTATCTCCTATTTTATTTTCTACTAATACGCCTATTTCTTCTGGAATATCTTGTTTTACTTCATGATATAACTCTTTTGGCATTACATAGTAGTTATAATTTCCAACAAATGTATTATGGCATTTGCTATAAAAATCACTTTTAGTTACTTTTATTTCATAACACTTAAACCAATTATTTGTATCGTATGTAAGAAAATCAACTCTTTCGTTTCCAAACCATCCTATTGTAACTTCTGGGCAGCCAAATATACCTTGTTTTCCCGTATATCTTCTTAAATACTTTTCAAATTGTATAGTTTCTTTAGTTTTAGACATTTTTACACTCCTTTATTTCTATAACTTGATAATTGCTACCAAATTTTTCATTTGTATAATCGCATAATTCCTGTGCTTTTTTCTTACTTTTATATGTAAATAATCTTAAACCCTTATTTATATCTTTGCCATTAAATATAAATGGCTCTATAGGGTACTTTTGTCTATATATTCTTTTTCTTCCTAAACTTTTTAGGTAATATAAAGCATTATCTCCATTTTGTCCCATACTTTCGCCTTTAGCGTCAAATACTTCTTTGCTCTTTTCAACACATATATACATTTTTTCTTTACCTTTCTATTATTTCTATTGTTCCTACTGTCTGCATTCCTGCAAATACATATATTCTATTGTCTGTTCCTTCTTCAAAATCAATATTATGTGAATATAAATAAGGTCTTACTGCTTTTAATAACCATTCATAGGTTAATTCATTTTTACACTCTTTTATAAAATTTGCATTTTTGCTTCCAATATCTATAAATTTAAGTTTCATTCTTTTCCCTTTCTTTATGGTACTTAAATATTTTTTCTATCTTTTTTAATTGCTTTTTTAATGAAAAACTATGTATTATTTTATATTCCTTAAATATTGCTGCATGTTCTAGTTCAAAAGCTATTGCTGGAGAATTTTTAAATAACTTTTCTATCGGCTCTCTTTTTGTTTCTGTTCTGTCTAAATCAGCAGTTAAAATATTTTTATTATCATAAATTATAATTTTACTCATTTTTACCATTCCTAACTCATAAACATACTTGTTTGCCCATTTGCTAATATTCCTTCTAATCTATCAATGCTTATTTTGTGATATTCTGGATCTATTTCTATGCCTATATATTGTCTGTTTAATTCTTTTGCAGCAACACAGGTTGTTCCGCTTCCACTAAATGGATCAAATATTATTTCATTTTCTTTACTAGAATTAATAATTAAATTTTTTATTATATTTATTGGTTTAATTGTAGGGTGCTTAAATTTGTCTTTATCACTTTTATTAGCTGTAGTAATATAAAATTTATGTTTTGTTTCATATTCTCCACCTAAATATGCCCCATTTTCTCTAGCATATATACAATACTCTGTATCTGGTAAATAAGAATTATTTATAGTTGGCGTAGGGTTTGTTTTATGCCATGTTAATATATCTGTACTGCAATTTATATTTTCAAAATAATGTAATATTTTACTAACTTGTTTTTTAGAACACCATATATAAATATTAATCTTTTTCATAACTCTTACTAAATCATCTAGTATTTCAAGTTCAAATCCATTTGAAATATGATTTAATTGTTGTCTTTGTCTTTCTTTATTTGCAGATATTCTTAACCTTTCTGTGTCTTTTGTGCTTTTACCTTTTTCATGATATAGGCTTATATATTCTTTTCTATAATTTCTTCTTTTTGTTCCAAAAGCACCTGCACCGCTTCCCGTATCAAATTCATAAGGTGGATCCATTATAACTAAATCTATGCTATTATCTGGTATTTGTTTTATTAATTCGTAGCTGTCGCCTAATGTTATTTTGTTTAGTAATTCATTAAATGAAGTACCGGTGTGTGTGTGTGTGTAGAGCGTCAGCACTTACAGCATTTTTATTTTCTATGTTGTTCATTATTAAATTCATCCTTCCTTGTAACCTCTATTCCTAAAGGTCTTTTTATAAATTTTTCGCATGCTTCTTGCTGCGAATTTTCTATTTTATTACAAAAAGGATATTTCCCACAATTAATACATTTCATATATTTATTCCCCTTAGTATTCTTCAATTTTTATATACATTCGTGGTTTTTCTGCATATTTCTTTTCTACTTCTAGTTTAATAACCTGTGTATCATCTTTAAATGCAAATTTATTCATTCCATCTAGTACAATTTTTACAATGTTATCTATGTCTGGCTTTTTGGTTGGGCTTATATTGTTTGATAACATTTCCGCTTCTTTCTTTTTGCTTGTACTTTTAGGTATTTCAAAATAAGCAATTATTGATACTTTTACCCTACCTTCTATTGGTTTAAAATTAGGATAATTCATGCAAAACCATTGTCTTAATGAATATTCGTATAATTTTGTTTTTGTTGGTGTATATGCTCTACCTGTTCTTGTATTCATTCTAGGTCTTGCTTTTCCTTGTATACTTCCTAACATTTCAAATTCATAAATCATTTGTAACACCTCTTCTAATTTTCCGGCATTATATATACTGCTTTTGTTGGTAATGGTGTAAATTCTGATAAAGCGTCAGATACTATAATACCTTGTTTTTCTAATTCTCTCTGTTTTTTTAGCATTTCCTTTTCTGGTATATACATTTTATATTTTAATATTCCTTTAAGTTCTCCCTCTTCTTTTTTTATCATTTCACTAAATACCTTACTAGCTCTTTCTAAACTGTTGTATGTTGCTATAATCCCTTCTTTGTCATCTGCATAATTAATAATTATATTTACTTGGCTATTTTTTACCTCTTCTAGCTTTAAAAAATTTATTCTTTCAAAATTTATTAACGTATTTCTTTTTTGACTAATTATTAACATTTACCATATCCTCTTCTTTCTTAAATTTTTGTTCTAATTGTTCTACGCTATAATCCGCTCTAAATTGGTTATAGCTTTTTTTATCCATTGCTTTTAATTCTTGCCATAACTCTGGATAGAATTTATATAATATTTTTAATTCTTTTAAATTTTTCAAAGGGCAACACCAACAACTTAATCTATCAAAATGTTCATATAAACCATTCCAATTAAAACCTCTATCATAACAATATTTTAAGCAGTCCGCTTCTGTCATTTTCCATTCAACTAATGGATAGCACTTGTCTTTTATTCTTTTAGGCTCATCGTAAGAAATACCTACGTATTCTTTGTAACCTTCATTTGCATATTGTTTTAGATAGTTATCCATTGTTCTAGTCTTTAAGTTACTTGTACACCATCTACAAAACATAGTTGCCCAGCCATAACCTTTTTTTCCTTTGTTTTTCCCTCGAGTTTTTTCATGTTCAAACATATAATAGTCAAAACTTTTACTTGGTACTAAAGTAATTATTTCTTTTCCGTAATTGTGTACTATGTAATTTTGTACTTTTCTTATATGTTCCAACATATCTGGAAAATCTTTGCCTGTATCGCAAAAAAGTATTTTATCTATTGGCATATTTTCTTCTAGCATTCTAAGCAACATAGCTGTACTATCTTTACCACCACTAAAACTTACTATATGTTTCATGTTATCTTCCCTTCTTCAAATATTTTTAACACTGGCTTTAAACATTTATTATGTAGTGCCATTTCAATATCGCCATGTTTAGTAACTATATTCTTAAACGTTATTGTTCCACCTGTCATTTCTTGCTTTTTGTCTAGTATCTTTATTTTTTCTCCGCAATAATCACATTTATAATAATCGTACTCTTTTCTTGGCTTACAATTTGTTAAATGACATCCCGCTTCTTTTGGTTTCATTTTTGCATATATAGGCACATTTCCTCTTCTGGACAATTCTTCAAATCTTCTCATGCTACAACCCTTCTAATTCATAAATTGTTTCTGTATCAAATTGTGTGCTTAATTCTGTTTGTTCTGTTGCTGTTAATATACATTTTTCAAAATAAGCCTTTGGCTTCTGTATTTTAGTTTTTGTATTTGCAACAGAAAATTGTTGTAGTGCATAAAGTATCTTTTTTGAATTAAGCTCCTCTATTTTAGGTCTAGTTTTTAAATCTAAATACATTTCTTTTAAAATATTTTTTATTTCAATAGCCAATGCTGGATCTAATATATGCAATTCACAATTAGATACAATACGGTCAAATTCCATCTCGTCCATCTTATCCATTTTTAGATTTTCATTTTTTGCTTTTTTGTGATCAGAAGGATAGATAGATTTTATTTTATTTAATTTAATTTCATTTAATTTAATTTCATTTAATTTGCATAATTTTGCATACACTTTTTGGCTTTTTGCATTACATTTGTATTTCTTTTGGTTTGCATTTGCATTGCTTTTGCAATAACCTTTTATGCACTTGCATTTTTTTGCATTGTTTTTATTGTTTTTGTCTTCTGTTTTTTCTTCGTCTTTATTCCATCTAGCATTTGCTGCTTGTCTTCTTTTCTCTTTTAAGTCTTCGTATTTTTCCATTCTTCTTAAAAAACTTTCTGACCAAAACATGCCATTTTTAGAATTAAATAAACCGTTCCCGCTTTCACTATCTTTATATTCATTAATGCAGTCGTCTACAAACTTTTCTACGTCTATTGTTGTACCTGTTTGCATTTTAATTGCCCTGTATGTGTTTTTATTTAAAGTTAATTTATATGTAGATTCATTTCTTAACATTTCTAATATAGCCCAATACAAACCATACCCGTTCTAAACCATAATCACAACGCATAGATAATATTTTAGGATCTGTTAGTGCGTTTGAATCATGACTAAAATAATACGCGTCTTTATTTGCCATTATTAATTACCTCCCTTCTTTAAGATTTTAAATTGTGTATTAAAGTATGGTTTCTATTTCTTCTTTTACTTTTTCTTTCAACAAAAATAGCAAAGCAGCATTATCAATTTTATAGGTAACGTTAAAAAAACTATTTACATTCGTATTTTCATAAGTATACGACATTGCTTTTCTAACGCAGTTTACTGTTGTTTTATATTCTCTTGCGATCATAAAATATAATTCCATTGTTTTTAATTCTTGTCTTTTATGTATTTCTATATCTAAAGTCATTACAATAGCTTTTAGCCAATACTTAAATCCTAAACAATGTAATTTCATACCTATATCTTTTAGTAGCTGTTTTGCTATTTTTTTTGTTTTATTTTCTATTTTTTCTTTCTCATATTGTGATCTAGTTATCATTTTTCTTACTTTTTCCATTGTCTTTTATTCCCCTTTCTTGATAATTACTAAGGTATCTTTTGTTCTATTATTTATCATCATAATAGTATTTATCGTCTTTCATATATTCTTCAAATTCATCTTGCTTTTTGCTTGCAATTAATAATGCTAAAATAAAAACTCCTGTTACTAAACCTATAAATAAACCTATTAAAAATTTAAACATTTTTAACACCTACTTTCCTGTGCTTCCAAAGCCTCCTGTACGCTCGCCTTCTGCTGTATCATTATCTGTTTTAGCATATTTCATAAATATACCTTGTCCTAGTTTTTCGCCCGCTTCTAACGTAACATCTTCATTAAGCATATTATAGAAAACAAATGCCATTTCCCCCTCATTATCAGCATTGTTATAATAATCACTATCTACTACACCAACACCATTTAAAATTATTAAACCTTTCTTTTTAGGGTTACTGCTTCTATTAAATAAGAATAATGCCTCATCTTCTGGAAATTGTGCTTTTATTCCTGTTGGTATCATTGTTATTTCATGTGATTTACAAACAACTCTTTTATGGTTAAAAAAATCATAACCTGCACTATTTTTGGTACTTCTTTCTGGTAATCTTCTAGTTAACCCATCTTCATTATTTAAAATTCTATTTACAAATTCAAATTTTCTCATTTTTACCCTCCTAATTTTTATTGACTTCTAGCGTTATTTCTGTTAAAATAACAATAAGAATGTTTATATAAACGTTTTAAAAAAGAGTTTACTTATATACTTTGGTCGGTGTGTGAGCTAAGCTCTTTTTTATTTGTATTTATACTTGTTAATTTTTTTCTTTTATCTGCTGCAATTTCTGCCACTTTTCTTAATAATGTTTTTTCATTGTTATAGCAATTACTTGTAGCCCAGCTTTCTATTGTTTTTAAATCTTCAATACGATTCATTCTTTCTTGTACTAATCTATTTTCTAATTCTTTAATTTTATTTTCTTTTTCTATTAAGCCTTCGCCTTGCCTTGCAATTATTCTTCCGTAAAATTTATCTTCATTAGCATTTTCAGTCGGTTTATTTTCATTTTTTTTTTTATTTTCCATTAAATGTTTTGCCATTTACTTTTTACCTCCTAACTGTTTTAGATTTTCTTTCATAATTTTTAATGTAGCTTTCATTTTATTTAGTCTTTCATGGTCTATCTGTAAATAGCTGCATTCTTCTAATAATGTTTCGTAATATTCCATTTATTTGCCCTCCATCAACAATATTTTTATAGTTTGTCCTTCATATATTGTTGCAGAAGCCATATTGTTTAATTTTTTAACTTCATATATGTATTCTCTTGGATCTTGATTTTCTAGTTTATACCTTTCTGCAATTTTCCATAATGTATCGCCTTTACAAACTACATATTCTGTTTCCTCTTTTACTACCGCTTCGTTACTTGCAAAAGCATTATTCATTATTAAAATTCCTAATATTGCTATAAATAGCATTGTTATTACACTTTTTATAAATTTTTTCTTGTTTACAACCTTTCTTTTCATCCTTGGTAATCCCCCTTTTCTCTTTTTTTCTTGTACCACTCTCTTATTGCACTTCCTAATGCTACTTTTTCTTTTCCAAAGTTTTCACTAGGAAAGTCTTGTAAATTATAAATACTTAGGGCTGTTGGTACACTACAATTTCTTAATTTTGCAAATTCAGATGGTGTATAAAAAATATTGTCTTGTAATTCCAATTTTTTACCCTCCTTCTTTTAGTGTTCTGCCGCATTTTCTTTATTTCTTGAATTTAATTCAAGTTTTTCCTCAAAAAAATATTTTGGAATTTCCATTTGCTCTATTCCTAAAGCCTTACTTATCTTATGTATTTCAATAGATGTAAAATCAGTTTTTTGATTAAGTTTACTGCTTAAAGTTGCCGGAGACATATCAACTTCTGGTGCAAATTTCGTTTCAGAGTTTTTCATTTCTTTGATTCTGCCTCTTAATTTGTTGTAATCAAACATTCTATTTCCTCCTTTCCAACTTGAATTTAATTCAAGTTTTCTATATATTATACTAACAAAATTTTTTTGTCAATACTTTTTTTGAATTTTTTTCAAGTTTTTTTGATAATTTTTATAAAAAACTTGATTTTTATTTAATTTTTCTTTATAATGTAGGTGTAATAAAGTTTTTAAGGAGGTTTTATATGGATAATATACAAGAAAGCTTTTCTACTCGTTTAGATAAAGCAATGAAACTTAGAAATATAAAATCTGTAGAATTACATGAGAAAACTGGAATAAGCGAGAGTTTAATTAGTAAATATTTATCTGGTAACGCCCTTGCTAGGCAAAAGAAAATATTTTTAATATCTAAAGTATTAGATGTAAATCCAGCGTGGCTAATGGGATATGATGTACCAATGGCAGACTTAAAAGCTGTTAAAATTCCTATTTTAAATAATGTATCACTTTCTATGGATTTATTTTCTAAAGAAAATATAAAAGATTATACTACATTTAGAATTAAAACTTACTGGGATAGCAATGTAGAAAATTATTTTGCTATTGCTGCACCAGATGATGATATGTTACCTCTTCTTGGCAAAGGAGATTTAGCGATAGTTCATATTCAAAACGAAATAGAAAACGGAAATACTGCATTAGTATTTTTAAAAGATGACAATAAATATACTATAAAAAAAGTAATAGAAACAAAAACAGGCATAGAACTACACTCTATGAATCCAACTGTAAAAGAAATACAAACTCCTTATGAAAACGTAGTAATTATAGGTAGAGTTATTAAAGCAGATGTAGAAAGTGCTTTTGAATAA